ACATCAGACATTTCATCGTTTTCATTCAAGAACTTCTTAACAAAATTATTAATGTCACTTTGGGTACTTTTCACATTTTCTACATCTTTTACGTTGAAACGATATTTCTTGTCGCCAACAGAATATTCAAAACCTTTGAAACCGTTGTTAAACAAATCGTTTGTTTTCTTTAAAAATGTAGATTTTTGATTTTCAGCTATTTTAGACGCTTCTTCATTTTCTTTATTGTACCGGTTAAAAAATTCAACCGCTTTCTGCTGATCAGGCGTAAGCCTAGAACCAGCTTTTATTTCATCATAATATTTAGACTTTAAACCTTCCATATGATTCTGAGCTTTAGCAAGCTCTTCTTTGAAAGCTATTTTTCTTTTTCTAACATCTCTTTCATCGTCTAGCTCTTCGTCATAGCTAAAATCTTCCATTAATAAGTCGATGTCTTCTTTGTCTAAATGCGGTTTTGTGGTTTCGTAATATTCTCTTAATAGTTGCTCACTATTTAATTTAGAATAATCTTGGTTTAATTTAACATAATCTTCAAGAGTTCCTCCAGTGTCATTAATAAAGTCTACAACTTTTTGAACGTTTTCTGGTAAATCAACTCCAGTTTGTTTTTGTTCTTCAATAGCGTCAGCAATGTCCTCCGTTAACTGCTCTGTTTGCTCTTGTACTTCTTCTTCAGTAATTTCTTCAACTACCGGTGTTTCACTCCGCACATCTTCAACACGCTGCTCGGTGTTTTCTTCAACCACTTCTTGCAATTCCAAGTTGGTTTCTTCCCCGCTTTCTGCGCTTTCGTCTGTGCTGCGTAGCACGCTTGCATCTGTGCTTTGTTCTTGAACGGCATCTTGATCTGTGTTTTTTAAATCTCTTAAATCTACTCTTATAACACCATCGTCTGGTGTTACAGGTTTAGAAACTTCTTGATCTACAACATCTTGTTGTACTTCTTCTACTAAAGAATCTTTAACTTCTTCGTTTTCCATGATAAAATATTATATAATTACTATTAGTTATTATCACCTGGGTTATAGTGAACCTAAATCAAATCCACTGCCTAATATATCATTCCCAGATGATTCAAAGTTTTTTGGCGGTAGATCGTTTTTTCTTTGAGCTATAAGTTCGCTTTGCTGTGTAGCTTGTATTTTAGTTCTTTCGTCTTTTCTATCTTCTTTCATTTTATCTTTTCCAGATAAAACTTCACTTTGCTGTTTTTGAAGCTGCATGTTAATTTGAAACTCATAAGCCATTAACTGTTTCTTCAACTCAGCTTCTCTCATTAATTTTTCTGCTTCAAAATTAGATTTAGCTTGCTCTAACTGTATTTTACTTTGAGTTAAAGCATTTTGTTTTTGAACTTCTAATTGCGCGGCAACTTGTTGTGATTGCTGATTAGCTTGTGCTTGAGCTTGAATATTTTGCTGTTGCAATAACTGATCACGTTCCATTTTCTTTTTGCGTCTAAGCTTTAAAAGCGCATTAGCTAACTTTATGTTTTTAACTTCTCTAACGTCAATAGCATCTTCTAGGTCTATAGATTTTTGAGCTATAGCCATTTGTATGTTGTTTTCTAGTACAGCTTTTTCCTCTTCATCTGGTTGCAACTCTATAAATATACCAAAGTCATATAAGTGTAATTCACTTAATTCATCTAGTGTAGCCACGTTGTGAACACCTATTTGCTGTATAAACGCATCTTTTGTTGGTGAATATTCTAATATATCTGATATTCTAAGCGATAAATTTTCTGCTAAATCAGATGTTATAAACAAACCACCGGTTAATATATGTCTTGTAGCTGTATTTGAATTAGCTGCTGCAAGTTTTTGTACGCCAACTAAAGCGTCTTTTGAAGGCGTGCTACCGTCTCTAGCTTCGTTAAGACCCGTCACGTCGCGGATCATTTGCAAGTAATAATTGTAAGTATTTATAAGCTGAGGTATTTTATTACCACCAGATCCACTTGCTATTTCTTGAATAGGTACTTTACCTGGGTTTAAATCACCTTCTTGTGTAAATGATCTACCAATTACAGAACCTGTTTGAAAAAACATATTTAATGCTTCTTGAGGATTATAGTTAGTTCCGTTGCCAAGATCGACTTCAGCTAAACCATCAGCGTCTAAATAAACACCATCTGGTACCATACGTGATAGCACTTGCTGTAGTTTTAAATGTGTTAATTGAATCATATCAGCAAAACCAGTTATACGGCTAACTAATGACTCAATTTGCCCTTTGTACATACGAGGTGCGCATATACTGTAATTCATTTTAACTTTAGTAAAATCACTTTTAGGTCGTAGCATGTTTTTAGCCATCTCCCATTTAAGTAATTTATCTGTACCTAGAACTAAAACACCTTCATATAACACCTCTAATGATCTACCAACTTTTTGTATACCATACTGTTCTAGTATTTCTTGAGGTGGATTAAATTGATCATCTTTTATTAATATTTTTTCAGCTCCGGTAGAAGACTCTTTAACTTTATACACTTCATTCATATATGTTTTATAGTTGAAGTATAATATTTGAACAGTGTTAGAATCAGTTTCGTCGTGATTTGTTATTGTTCTATCGTAAAAGCCATTATTTTGAAACGATGTTTTACTAATGTCTTCTAGTTGATCATCTGTTAACTCTGGAAATTGCTTTTTAAGCTCGTTAATATGAACTGATTTTATTTCACCAACATAATATATATCATCAAAATACGGTGATTCTGTGTAAGAATAAACCATGTAAGCTGGATCAACATAATCAACGACTACGCCTTCCGATTGTGTAAATCTATTTTTAACAGCTCCAATACCTATGGTGGTTAAATCGTAGTTAACTCTTTTTCTAGTTAAATCATATTTATTACCTTCCATTAAAACGTTAATAGCTTGTTCTTGTGCTATTTCTACATTTTGCTTATATGTAAGCTGCATGTGTAACTCAAGCTCTTCTTTTGTTTCCGGTAATGTAGCTGGATTATTTTCAAATAAATTAATACCTAAATTTTCTTGTACATATTCGTTTATTTGCTTTGTTTGCATATCACGAATAATAGACTCCATGTATGCAGTTCTTTTGCTTATGCCATAAGGATCTTGTGAATACGCGTTTATATCAAAAGCTCTTTCAGATATACCATTAACAACAATATCAACAAACTTAGGTATAATAGGTACTGGTTTCCAGTCTAAATTCAAATAAGATAAATCACCATTTATAGATAATTCATCTTTGTATTTTTGTATACTCTGCTCGCCGCGAGCGTATAGTCTTAATCTATGAAAAGTGTTTTGATTGCTTTTATATCTATTAACACCGTTAGTAGACTTAAACCATTCATCTTGAATAGCTCTACCAACTTTTAAGCCATACTCGAAAGAGGCTTTTTCTTGATCACTAGCAACTTGACTAGGAAAAAAACTTTTTACAACTGACTCAGCCATATTTATTTCATTATTTTTGATATATTCCCGCTGTTAGTATATCTAGCGATTTTTATATTTATTGGTTGTTTTTCTATTTTAGCTACAGGTCTATATAAATGTCTATTGCAAGCCATTATAGCTAAACCAGAACTTATAGCAGCATCAAACTTTGTTCTTTTGTTTATATCGAACTTAGCCCAATCATTTAGTGTTTTATTAAAATACATGTCTCCATGTTGAGCATCTGATTTTAATCCAACGTATCTATCTATGTAAGATTCTATAGCCGCAGCGTGAGCCTGCTTTATGTCTTCACTAGAGTTAGGTATACCACCTATTTCTTTTTCAGCTACAGATAATTTGTTCCAAAGCTTATCAGGTCTATTCATTGAATAACCTCTATAACCTCTTCTTTTTAAATAATATAAAAGTCTTGGTTTGTTATTTTCCGCAAGCAAAGGCATACCGTAAAAAACTAAAGCCATCAACACGTCTTCAAAAAACATTTCAGCAGTTTGCGGTCTAGCTATATATTCTAGAAAAAATGAGTTTGGTGGCGCGTCTTCCATGCTAAACTTAGTCAAACCGTGTAAAGCACCTTTAGACCCTTTACCATCTACAGTTCCAGATATATCATAGCTGTCACAGCCAAAAGCACCTATGTGTTCATTACCGGGGTACTTAATACCATTTTTTATTATTTGTTTATTTTGTAAATCATAACTAGGAACCCAAGTAATGTTAAAGTTGCCATTTGGATTTGGTACAAATTTAACTCTAGTATCTTTTACACCATTTTCCCATTGAAAACTACCTGTCGTAATTACACTTGTGTTTCTTAAATCTTCGTTATAATCTATTTGTTCGTATATTTTAACTAAATTAAATATACTATTTTTAGTTTCGTCTCTAAAAGCATGCTCTTCAGTTCTTGGAAACTGTCTGTAAAATTCGTTTAAAGCATCTTGATCATTTCTAAGGCCATCCGCTTCATTATCCCAATGCTCTATAACACCTACGTCAATTAAATCACCGTACGGCCCTTCAACTGGTTCTTGCGGAGTATTGAAAACAGGGTGTCCATAAGAATCAATGAATCCTTCGTAATTCCACTCCATAGGTATGAACAAAGAATATAATCCTGAGCTAGTCTGTCCATTCCGGTTTCGTTTAGTAACGTCGGAGTTGTAATATAATTTTTTAAAATTTTCTCCACCTTTGTCTAAAGCGTTTGACGTTGAACCCATCATGCACTTGCCTATAATCCTAGAACCTAGTCTTAAACAGGTTTTTGTTACACGCCAGTTATTTAATATATTATCAGGTCTTTCCCATTTGCCACTTTCATCATGCACTAATAACCTTAGTTTTTCACCATCGTAGGAATTGTCACCAGTATTTTTCCAGTCAATTGTGGTGTCGAGCCCCTCAAGTACCTCATCATTTGGTTTGTTCTGAATAGATTTACGAGTAAGTCTTGACGCTGGAATCCTATAAGCCAACTCTGTTTTTGGCCTATCCATACCATCTTGGATTGGTTTGAAGAAAAACGGGTAATTGACCGATATTGGTACGACTTTATCTGTGAACATTTTTTTAGCATCAGCTCCTGACTT